CCCTCTGTGGCATCCAGTTCAAACGCATACCTAGTGTACAACGCCGTGCCGCCATCATATCCGGGTTCACCGGCCTCGCTCCCGCCGTATGGTCCGCCTTGGCCGCCGCGACCGCCAGCGCCTTGTATCCGCCCGCGAACAATTACCTCAATCGCGACCCCCGCAGGCCAGTCTCCAAGATTAAACGCAGGCAGCGCAGTCGAAACCGACCCAATCACGACATTCGCCTCGACGATACACGTGACCTCGTCGCCGTCCACCGGTGGCGGGTAGAGCAGGTCGTGCGTCGTTCGCAGGTTCACATTGTTCAGGGCGCTGTCGTAAATGATGAGACGGTTCGAGAGATCATCCTCGTCGAACGTCACGAATCGCATTTCCTCGGCCTCAATCCCGTAGGCATCGGATGATGGATTCAGGCGCGTGATCTGGATTGGAACACTATCGCGTGCGCCGGTCGGATCCTGTATGGGCCAGGCATTCAACTGGTAGCCGCCGCCGAGTGCTGGATTTTCAGGGCCGCGCCGAAACAGACTGAACGTGAATTTCCTCGGTGCGGTGCGGAACCGCCCGATCTTGATGTCATTCAGCCGCTCGGCCACGGCGCGACCACCAGCAGGGATCCACCGCGAGAAAACCTTGACAATGGCCGGCGATCCATAGTCGGTCTCGGACTCCAGATCGACCAGCGCGGCAATCGACCGAAAGTTATCGGCGTCCGTTACGGCTTTAAGCGGATTTACCTGTGCGAAGTACGTCCAGATTTGGCTGATCCTGGCGTCCGGCTGCTCCGTGATTCCGAGTGTTCCCTGCAGGACATTTTCGTCGCCGTAGTCATCCGCCTCGGTCGAAATCTGACGCAGAACCTGCAGACGAATTATCTGGGCCGAGTCGTCCCACCACAGGGCTAGGGCGGCCTGCTCGATCAGTTCCGAGATCAGCGAATTGACGGACGTCGGTTCGGCGATCAGTGACGAATACAGTCGCCGCAGGAATGCCGAAGTCTCCGCGTTCCACTGCGAGATATGAATATATCCCGCTGGGACGCCAGCGTAATTTTCGAGCAGGTCCGCGATGATGTCGCCCGGATCCTCGCCTGAATACTGGAGACACAACTGCACGCGGTCGCCCGCATCGTGAACCACGGCCTCGGTCTCGAACTGCGCGCGCGTCAGCGTCAGCGTATCGGACGACCGCGTGAACGCCACGATCTCTTTACCGCCGATGGCGACATAACCGGATGCAGGGTATTCGAGGTTCCCAATCCCTGACGGATTGAGCGTGGCCGATGTTCCGTCCGCTGCGAGTTCGGCGGTCAGGAACCCTTGCGAAACCAGCGGGGCCTGCGCACGGTCCCCGTCCGCGAGTTTCAAAACATCCTTGGCGGTGATCGAATATCGGCCCTGCATGTCGGGACCATTGAAGGATTCGATGATGTAGTGCCGCGTGTCCATGTCGGCGATATCCTCGCCGAGCAGCCCGCGAATGACGCGCAGGTTCCGACCACGCAGGAACGGCTGGCGGGCGCGGAATTTCCCCCAGAAGGTTCCGAGCGTCCATGGATCGTATGGGCGTTCCAGTCGGTACGGATCAAAGCCGGGACCGGTGTCGGAGTGTTTGAAATCGAAAAACGACACCGAGAGCGATGCACGCTGGCCGAGATTTTTACCCAGCGAAACCACGGCCGGCGTAAACGACACGCCGTCGACGCATGCCGCCACGATCTCGACGTCCCTCGGCAGGTAGTCGGTAGGCATGGCGAACCGCATGGTGACGGGATCGTTCGTGAAGTGGAGCCGATCCTGGCAAGTGCCAAGCGAGTTGAAGCACTTCCGAACACCGGTGGCGAATTCGGCGGCGCGGACAATTCCCTCGATGGTAAACCCGCCGCCGGTGCCTTTGTTTACGGCCCAGTCGTTGTCCTGACCTGACATATAAATCAATGGTGTGGTGCCGGTCGGTATCTGGCCGGTCGCTCCGAGCGAAACTGGCCTGCCGGTGTTGCCGAAGAATTTCCGCCGGTTATCCTCGACCGACAGATCGATGTAGACGCCGGGCGCGACCCAGAGTTCGGCCATGCGACCGTTGTATGGAGAATCGCCATTGGGTTCTGCGCCAATCGCCCACTCTGTGTTGGTGAAATCGATGGCCTCATTGGTGTAGGTGACCACGCTCATGACGGCTGCGTCGTCGACATAGAGATGGCGTTTCCCTGTGTCCGACAGATCGAACGATGCGATGAAATGGACCCATTGTTTCTCGATTGATATTGCGTTGGCGGAAGACTGGACATTCAGGATAATCGTGCCTGCCGCGTTTCGGCCGACGATGCATAGCTTTTCTGTCGCATCGATATAGAACGTGAACCGTTCGGCCGCCGACGATTCAGAGTAGACGACGCGCTGCTCGATACCCTCAGCGTCGATACGCAGCCATCCTGAAACCGTGACGAGTTTGCTATCGGCAGCGCCAGTCAGGCCAGCGCCACGCGTAAGCCACGTGTCCTCGCCGTCGAAATCGACCGCGTATGGGCCGCCCGCGTCACCCGCCCATCCGAGTTGCGCGCGGCACGGCTCGATGCCGAATTCCAGCGTGCAGAAATCGACGTCGATCTCGATGAACGTTAGCGCTTTCAATGTTTTACGCCGCCCATCTGGAATGAGATCTGCATCATGCCGTTCGGCCGCTGGTTAGATGGTCGCGGCTCATTGGTCATCCATACGAACCCGACCTCGGTCGGATACGTCGACGGTCGCCAAGCGAAGAAAAACGGCGCTTCCTTCGATGCCTCAATGAACGGCTCCAGCGTCTCGCGATACCATGCCGGCGTGAGGTTCTGGAACTCGACGGAGGTATCCAGCGCTTCCGACAAAACGATGCGGCCGAGGAAGTCGCCGGACTCCGCTCGCGCGTTTGTGATCCTGGCTGACCGCCCGTAATTGATCGGTGTATGCCCGACATAAATCCTCCGCTGCATGATCAGCAGGCGACCCGCGTAGGCGACCGCCGCGCGCGGAATTTGGCCGGCAGGCTGAATCTTCAGGCGCACGCCAACGGCGTGCTGCGGCGTGAAGCGCCCAATGATCGGCGAGTCGTCCGCTGGAATGAATCCGGAGATAACCTCGACCCATGGCTCGCCGCCACCTGGCTCCTGAGTTTCGACCGACACGGTCGCCTGAATGGTTCCGAAATTATGGCGCGCGATGGCGAGGTAATCGATCAACTCGGTGCCTGGCACTGTAAATGTTACATACTGTGTTGCGCCGGATCCGGCCTGCCACCGGAGTGCAGTGGATTCGTTGAGCAGGTTCGATGCCGGATAATCGGTCGTCTCCGATTCCGCGACGACCGCAGAGATGACGGACTCCCATCCGATCACGGGCGAGTTCGGTCCGTAGTCTCCGGATACCGAGAGCGTAAGGTTTGGCGAGATTACGATCATGGCTTGGCCAGCACCACCTGTCCACCGTCGCGCTGAAATTCGATCAGGTTTGCCGCCAGAGCGCGGACAGCCTCGCCGGAGTAGAGTTGCGACGGATTGATGCCTTCGACGTAAAGGGTCTGGGAGCGACCGCCGACCGCCGCCTCGGTTGGCGTTGCCGATGCCGCGACGCCAGCCGATCCACCGCCTCCCCCGCCGCCTGTGGCGGTCGTGGACGCGATCTTGGCGATCTGGGCGGCAGTAGTGGCCGCAGCGATTGCCGCGTACGCAGCGCCCAGCGGTGGGCCGCCAATCTTGGCTCCGGCGGCATAGGCCGACACGATGGCCTCATATCCCTTCAGGACGGCGGAGGCTATCGACAGCGCCTTGACGATCTTGAAATTCTTTTCGCCGTCCGCCTGCAGGAGTGAGCCGAACGCGTCGAGCATGCTGGCGATCCGTCCGGTCGTCTGCGAGATAAGCGTGAGCCGGAGCCGCTGCATCTGCTCCTCGGCCTCGTAGACTTTCCGCAGATGTTCGCTCGTGGCGCGGAACTCCAAATCCTGCGCCTCCTGCTGCGTGATCATTTTTTTCGCCAGGAAGTCCTGAATGGCGACGAGCCGCTCGGCGTAATTCTGGTTTTCGACCTCGGCTTCCGTCATCAGAGATTCGCGTAGAGTCTGAAGGCGTGCAGCCATGCGCTGACGCATGCGCTCGGCTTCCTTGTCGATTTCAGGGTCGGCCGCCAGAATGGCGTTTCGAGTCGCGATGGTTTCTTTCGCGTTTTTCTCAGACTCCAGCCGGATTGTTTCGAGCCAGGCCAGCCACTCCTCTGACGAGGGTGGCTTTTCCAATTCCGTCCGCGCGTTACGAACGCTATCGCCCATAACCTCCATGCGCGCGGATAGGCCAGCGGCCTCATTGACCGCGTTGAATATCCGCGCAACGACGTCGTGCATATCGACAAACACATCGACTACGCCGCGCACTATGGTGCGGATGTTGTAAATGACGCGCTCTAGTCCTCCGAACAGAAGCACGGCTGTGGTGACGGCGTCGCGGATCGCGGTTTTGAACCCGTCACTCTCGTCGGTCATGTCTCCGATGTATTCGGCGACAGCCTGAATGATTGGCGCAAGTTCGACCGCGATATTGTTAGTAATTTCCGTGATAATGCCGGTGATCTGGTTTAGCGCCTCACCTGCCTGGCGGACCTGCTCGATCTCGATATCCGACATGGACGAGCCGGCGGCCTCGGCCGCTTCGCGCAGCAGCGCCAGGCCGTCCTTGCCCTCTTTTATGATCTCGTTCAGCTTGCTCTGGCTGATACCAAGGTGGTCGGCGGTCGCCTGCAGTTTGGCGTATTCCGACGCGGACACGCCGACCGAGCCAGCCATCTCGGTGAGTTCCTTCGCGGCCTCACCGGCGTTCATGGAAATTTTGACGAGGGCGATCCCGATACCGGCAATCGCGGCGACAGCAAGAGCCGCCGTAGCGGCAGCTACAGCGCCAACGCGCCCCATGGCTGCGGCGACGCGCGGTACAGCGGAATCAAGACCATCGGTATCCGCGCCGATCTTGATCGTAAGTTCGCCGATATTCTTATTGCCGGCCATCTGGATTCCTCGGACCGAACGCGAGTTCGTATAGCTCGTCGACCTCCGCCTCGGTCAAATTACCATACATTTTAGGAGGAGTCCTTGCCGCCAGAAGCCAGTGGAACTCCGTGGGATGCATCGACCAGAACTCGCTAGGCTGGATTCCCCAGAAACCGACGCACGCCCGGAACGCCTGTTCTACGAGCCGGATTTCTTGCTCACCGGCTTTTTTTTGGCGTCAGCCTTTCCGGCCAGCGCCGAGGGCGGAATCATCATCATCAGCATGCCCTGAATGGCGGCGACCACCTGCGTCTGTCCGCCTTGCTGGAACAGGCCCGCATAAATCTGCTCGTCGGAAACGGTCGCGCCAGCGAACCGGATGATCGCGCCATATGCCGCCGTCAACTGCGTCAGGCGCAGCTTCTCCGGATCCGACTGCCACTTGGCGAGTTCGCCGAGCGTGACATGCTTCTCGACGACGCCAATGGCGGCCATGACACGGTTCGCCGGGATCTTGTACTGCTTGCCGTCCCAGCCGAGCGTGATTTCCTCGAAAATACCGCTCACGCAGGCACCGCCGCATTGGCCTCCAGCAGGCCCATCTTCAGGTTCGAGGCCGATGTGGCTACACCGATCACGGTAACGTATTCGCCCGTGCTCAGATCGCCCTTCGGAACGATACCGCCTGCGGTCTCGCCCAGACAATAGATTTCGCCAACGACCAGCGTCGCGCCAGGATTGAGGTCGCCGCCCTTCTGGATTGCGATGGGCTGGTTCAGCGACGCGCCGTTTACCGCGACGCCGAATACCTTTCGCACCTCAGCCGTGGCGCTATCGGCATCGGACTTCATGAACTTGCGCGTAGCAGCGGCGCGGTAAACCGGCTGGCCGGCGGTAATGGTCTCGCCTGCCTTGCCGTAAACGATGACGGCGTTCGCGGCAGGCACCACGTTCGCGGCGGTAATCGAAAGCGCGGTCATTCTGGATTATCTCCGGTTATGGTGCGGCGGTATAGGTAACGACGCCGGTTGACTGGAACGTGCAGGAAAACGTCAGCGCGTCCTCGGTCGGACCGGTCTCTTCGTAATTGGCCATGTGGAAATCACCGGCGATGATCGCGCCATCGGGATACTCGATTTCCATGTCGTCGATGAACGTTCCGGCGAAATATGCGGCGCGGAAAATGTCGCTCTTGACGACGCCCTCGACCGCAAGCTCGACGCCCTGAACCGCCACATCGTCGAGGAGCGCGCGCCAGCCCAGATCGTCATCGTTCGTGATGTCGATGGCCTCGCCGTTCAGCGTGACCGTCTTGGACTTTACTCCGGCGACTACGACGCCTGCGCGGCGAACGATGAGACTGCGACCAGCGACAGCGGCCATGTGAAAATCCCCATTTTAGGTTGCCACTCTCCGTCCGCGATAATTCGCGATCAGTATATGGCGGTTGCTGGTGTCCTTGCCGATCTGCCCCATATCGTTGACTAAAACGATCAGGTCGAACCGAGATGTAGCACAAAACAGCGGCTGCTGCAAAATCAACAGGTCGCGGATCGTGCGGTGCTTTTCCGTACCCTCCGTCAGATCGACCGCGCGGACGCGAATCTGAAACGTTGGCAGGTCGATATCAAGCTCATCGGTTTCAGGATGACCGCCGCCGGTATCGTAGACCGTGATCGTGTCCGCCGGCTTGACGTTTTCGCCGTTGTAATTGATCGACCACGCCGTCTCGCCAAGCAGCGCACCGACACCCTGTCCGGCGAGGTATTCGGCGATGTCCTTGGCCGGCGTGTTCATGTGCGATACCTGGCGGAATAGGGGCGGCGGTCGTGCGGCTCGTCGGTCGCGATATTAGTATGAACCATGGTCGGGCCGATAATGCGAGATGCCGGCGTGAGGCGCATGACCTTCAGGTCGAGTGCATTCGCGAGTGCGAGTTCTGCCGTGGCACCAGACGACATTTCCCATCCCGGCAGGAGCGCGATGGCCTCGGCGCATTCGCATATCCATGTCAACTCGTCGCGCAGGATCGAGCGCCGGTCGGCCTCGGATTTGTCCGCGCCGAACTCTGCCGGATTGAATACCTCGTGACCAGCCGCGCGCAATTTATGAGCCGCAGCGTGGAACGCCGGGAAATTCATTTCCGGCAGTCCGGTCATTGGCCCAGCGAGATAAACGCGCACTATTTGACCTCCGCATAGGCAGCAACGGTTTCCAGAATTTCGCCCTCTTTTTCGCGCGCGGCGTTTTCGAGAAACTTCGGTTCGCCGTCCGGTCCCCAGTAGACGCCGAGGCCGGACGGGCGTGGATCGCCCTTCAGAACCTGTTCCAGATTTTCGTGGACGTAAACCGCGTATTCCGCGCCATAGCCGACCTCGACGACGAGTTCGGACTCCGGTGTCTTTCGCGTAAACGCCGAGCC